CGGCGCTGGAGCTGTTTCCGCAACAGACACGATTCTGCAGGCAATTCAGAAGCTCGACGGCAACGACGCCGCGAAGTTGCCAGTTACGTTCACCGCCGCCACGATCACCTATGCCGCCACAGTCGATCTCGACCTAGCCGCGCTGGCCGGCGGGTATCGCACGATCAGCCTGACAGGTGCGCTGACACTCACCACCAGCAACCGCGCCAGTGGCCGCCAGGTGACGATCCGACTGATCTGCGACGGCACGGCCCGCGCCCTGACGTTCCCCGCTGGCTGGGTGTTCCTGGGAACCAAGCCGTCCACGATTGCTGCCAGCAAGACTGCGGTGCTCAGCCTGACCTATTTCGGCACGGCTGATAGCGATTGCGTGGCCGCCTACGGGGTGCAGGCATGACCACGCTGACCCTGCGGGATCTGGGGTTTGTTGGGGGATTGGGTGGCGCTGATTCCGACCCTTACTTTGCCAACGTCTCCCTGCTTCTTCATGGCAATGGAGCCGACGGCTCCACCGCTATCACCGATAGCAGCCCATCACCTAAGACGGTGACGACAGTTGGCGGTGCGCAGATCAGCACGGCGCAGAGCAAGTTTGGTGGCAGCAGTATTGCGTTTGATGGGTCTGGAGATTATTTAACGCTGGACGGCTCAAATAGTTTTGCATTCGGGGCTGGGGATTTTTCAGTTGAGTTCTGGATCTACCCGTTGTCATTAACTGGGATTAAAGTGATATTCGACTCAAGAGCGCTCAACTTTGCTAGTATACAAAATCGGCTTATTGTGTACACGTCGAACGCCTCTCTGGCAATCGTTGCCAATGATAACACCTATATAAATGGCACGCTTTCTCTTAACGCCTGGAACTTTATTGCAGTTTGCCGATCGGGCGGCAGCTTGCGGGGCTTCCTGAATGGCACGCAGGTAGGTGGCACGATTACAGACAGCAGCAATTATTCAGTAGGCGCTTCGCGTCCTATTCTCGGCGCAGATGGTAATAGTCCAAGTCAATTAAATTACAACGGGTATATTGATGAATTGAGAATCACTAAGGCGGCCCGCTATACCGCCGACTTCACCGTACCGACCGCGCCATTCCCTGACTTCTGATGGCAAACCATATCCTCCGCCTACGGCTCACCGGCCCCCAATGGCCCTACACAGCAGCGCAGTTGCGAGCGGACGAACCACGCCTATCCGTCAGCAACGACCCGCACAGCGCCGAGCTGGCCAGTTATGCCGCCCTGGAGCCGCCGATCCTACTGGTTGCCTACAGCGCCACGTCGCAACCTGAGCACGATCCCGCCTTGTTCCAAGCCGTTGAGATTGCCCCAGTTCTAGTCGATGGCGCCTGGCAGCAAGCCTGGGAGCTGGTGGAGCTGCCTCCGGCAACACTCCAGCCCCGCTGGGTTGAGTTCGGTGCTGCAGTCCAAAGCAGCCCGGCTATCAATACACTTCTCGGTGCAGCCCTGCAGCAGGCGCCAGCCCTGGGCCTGGGTCTTGGCGTTGGTCTGGGCAAGGCGGCTGACGGCGATGCAAGGGTGTTCCTGTCGTCCTGGAGCATGGCCCTCGCGCTCAACCTGATTTCGCCTGAGCTGCTGGCCGCCGTGCAGACGCTGGCCGAGCAATTTGATCTGCCAGCCGATTTCGTGGAGGCACTGGGGGCTGTGGTGGAATGAGATAAACGGTCCAGGCCACTATCTAAGCCAAAACTAAGCCAGCATGTTTCAACCTCCACTCCCACCCCAGTCACTGCCTGCGATTTCGCAATTGCAGTCCTCCCCCTAGTGGGAGCACAAAACCCATGCAGGCTTCCGCCAGGAAACCCAGTCATAGACTCACCCGCTGCAGCGCAGCCGAGCTACCTCGCGGGAACCCGTGCCCCACTGGGGCCTGAGCGTGAAGTACCGAACCCGACTAGCATTAGCCCATGACCGATCAATCCCGAGGCGGAATCTACATCGTCAACCCAGCAACGGGTGAGGCGGAACCGATTGCGTCCAAAGATTTGGCGGCCCGCGAAGCTCGCGCTTCCGAGCCTGCACCAGTTAAAGCACCCACTTGCAAAACCCCCGAGGTACTGACCAATGCCACTGAGAACTAAACAGCGGCTGCTGTTGGTCAAAACTGAAGGCTCCAGCTACGGAGTTGACTCGTCTCCTACTGGTTCCAACGCACTGTTGATCAATGATGATCTGCAGCTTTCGCCGTTGTCTGGGGCTACGACTCAGCGTCGTATCATCCGCCCCTATCGCGGTGCATATGAGACTTCGATCGTCAACACACAAGTTGGTATCACCTTTTCTGTTGAGCTAGCTGGGTCTGGCGCTGCAGGCACGGCATCGGCTGTAGCGGATCTCTTGCGCTGCTGTGCAACTGCTCAAACCGTTACCGCCTCCGCAGTGACCGGCACCGCAGCCGCTGGCGCCGCCAATAGCATCACCCTTGCCGCTGGCACTAGCGCGGTAAACGATTTCTATTGCGGGCAAATCATTTCGATTTCCAGTGGCACTGGTAACGGCCACGTTGGCGTTATTACTGCCTACAACGGAACCAGCAAGGTTGCCACTGTAGTTCCGATCAGCACCACGTTTGTACCGGGTGCATCAAGCGCCTATAGCATTGCTGCAAACGTTTCGTATCGACCAATCAGCACCACAAGCGGCGTTGCGGATACAAGCGCAACTATCACTTACAACGTTGATGGTGTGCAGCATAAGTTGCTTGGTTGCCGTGGCACGTTCACGCTAAACATGGCACTGGGCGAGTTTGGTACGCTGAACTTCACGATCACTGGTATTTATTCTAACCCAACCGATACCGCTCAGTCTACTTATACGCTGGCCTACGCAAACCAATCGGTGCCTCTTGTTTACCGTACCGATAACGTTCGGGCTACTCGATTCTTTGGTGTTGCCGGTTGCTTCCAAAGCATCACCCTTGACGCAGGTAACACGGTCAACTACCGGGAACTCATTGGTTGCACAAAGGAAGTCGTCATTCCCGATGGCCAGTCTTCTGGCACAGTAATGATGGAGGCGACGGCCATTGCAACGTTTGACCCGTTTACCAGCTCGCTTTCTGACGGTACTAGCGGGGCACTGAGCAGCGTGATCTACGGTGACGCGGGCCGCCGCGTTTCGCTTGTTGTCCCCCGCTGTGACCTTGGCCAACCGACTTACAGCACGATGGATGGATTTGAGATGCTGAACCTGCCCTATACGGCTATTCCCAGCGCAACTGGTAACGACGACTTTTATCTTGTCTATAGCTGATGGCTGATTCAATTCGTGAAACAATCTTAAAAAGGGTTGTTTCACGATTGGAGGCAACGAACGGCATCGGCGGCAGAGCTTATCGCAGTCGCGCCGAAATGGTTGCTCGCGGTGAAATGCCCGCAATTATTGTAAAGCCGTTAAACGAGGTTCCGACGCAACAGACCTCGGCCTGCAAAATTGATAAGGTTTTGACAATTGCTGTATTAGTAATCGTACACGCCGATGTACCGGATCAGGAAGCTGACCCAATCATTAGCGATGCACACGGGCGATTGCTGCCAACCGTTAATGGGTTTGTGGATTTGACGCTAGGCAACTTGCCAGGCGTTCAAGACGTAGCTGAAGCAGGCGCTAATTTTGCCATTGAAGGCAATGATGGCGTAATTGGATTGACCTATGAGATTAGGTTTAGGCACTCTCAGGGTGATCAAACATCGCTATAATTAGCGGGCAACACCACACTACCCCAGATGGCATTTACCCGCAAAACCAGTGGCACATATTGGTGGACTGGCGTAATTCGTGAACCCGATGAAGAAGGTGTGCTGATCGAATCCGAGGTTCGCCTCAAGTTCAAGCGTGTCGGCTTCAAGGAAGCGCAAAAGTTTGCCGGTGACGCTGAACTACTGAAAGGCGTTGTCGTTGACTGGAGCGGCGTTCAAGATGAAGCTGGCAAGGAAATTCCATTTAGCAAAAAGGATTTGTCCGAAATGCTGAATGATCAGTTTTATTCCATTAGCTTTGCACAAATTTATTTTGATGCGTTGCAGAAGGCACGAACGGGAAACTAACTGATTTTGTTGAGCTTTGGTTTTCCAACCCTGGCAGCAAGGGTGGCGGGCTCAACGAAGATCAGAAGACGCTTGGCGTCAGTAAGGTGATTTCCCCGAGCCTTGCTGACGCTGAATCCCTTGGACCATTGGAAGTTTGGGAGGACTGCTGGGAATCAGCAATGATGTTCCTGCGGATGGGCACCGACTGGGTTTATGCCGGGATGGGAACATGCACCGGCATGAATAAGCAAACGCTACAGTGGTACATGGATGTATTTGCTGTAGAGAATAAACGCGAAATGCTTGAGGATCTTCAGCTAATGGAGCGCCATGCTTTGAAGCTAATAAATAAGACTTGATTAGACTGGGGCTATGGCTCCATCCAAGCGGACTGTCCAGTTTGAGTTCCTGATTGACGCCGACTCACGGCAGATCGACAGGTTCCACGATGCGCTTAAGCGCATGGGCGATGGTTCTGCTACCAGCGAAAAGACGCTTACCTCGCTGCGCGAGGAGCTTCAGCGATTTGCAAGTATAAGTGACAAAACTGAAAATAATCTGCAAGCTCAAATTGCTGCTTTGCACAATGCAAGCAAGAGTGCAGATTTAACAGCCAGCGAATACGAAAAGCTCCGCCGCGAAGCTCATGCTATACAGCAAGAGTATAAGCTGCTAACAACTAACATTGTTGGTTTAGACAAAACATATAAAATAGCAACGCAAAGTGCAAACGAGTTTTCGCAGGCGCAGAAAGATGCTGCTGCCGCTGCTGCTACCGCTGCACAACGTTCGACCAATTTATACCTGAACAACAGCGGCACCATTCAAGCCGATAAAAGGCAGGAGTTTTTGGCTGGCACCTCTGGCGCAGAAAACACGCTTCCGGCTCAATACGCACAAGGTAGCTCACAAGATTATCAACAACGTATTGCTGATCTTCAAAAGCAAGCTCAAGTAGTTGGGATGACTGAAGATGGATACAGAAGATTGCGTCTTGAAATATCCCAACTTGAAGCTGAATACACCAGGCTTACTCAGTCAGCAGGACAAGCGCAAGCAACCCTAGGCCAGCTTGTCAATGCACCCATTGGAAATACGTTTAACAAGCTTACCGCACAGGTTGCAGGGCTTAAAAATGGCATAAATGACCTTAATTTTAAGTCTACAGAATATATTGCCACACTTACCCGAGTAAAAGAACTTGAAACAGTAGCATCATTAAGGCAAAACCGATTAAATGTTGTCGCGGATAATCAAGCGTATTCCGGCGCAACCCTGGCATCGGGCTATGGCGCAACTGCTAATCTTCCAAGTCTTCCAAATACTCTTGCAGCGGACTCGCTTCTTGTTTCTGAATTAAGTGCTCGGATACAAAATCTTGACAAAGGAAGCGAACAGTATTTGCAAACCGTCAAAGATCTTGACATAGCCACTAAAAGCCAAGCAGCATCACAAGGACTACTAAATCGTGAGCTTAATATCGGAAAAGATACTTACAATAGGATTACAAGGCGAGACGCTAAGTTAATAGATAGAAACAACTATTTCAACCCGCAAGGAACTGGGGCTCCTCAGGCGGAGCTTGCCAATGGGAGGTTTATTGCTCAGCCAGCGCCAGGCTCCGTCCCGGTCATGCTGCAACCGGCAGAGTCAACACTGCTAGGTACGCCCGCAGCGCTTGAAGCCAGATTGCGCTATGAACGTGATCAACTCAGGCAAACGGTTACGGGTACTGATGCCTTTAGGCAGCAGGCGTCAACAATTAAAAACTTAGAACTTGAATACAAAAAACTTACCGCAAGTGTATTTGAGGTTGGTAATGGGTATGTTACCGCAACTGCTAAGGCAAGGCAATTCTCAGCCGAACAACTTGCTGCTGCAAAGCGATCAAACAACCTATACCTCAACAACTCAGGCCAGCAGGCCCAAGATGCGACCAATCAAGCACAGTTCTTGGCTGGCAGCTACGCAGGCGAGAACGTATATCCAGTAGACCCGAAAAGCGATCAAGGCTTTAAGCAAAGAATCGCTGATCTTGAACAGCAAGCTTCAGCAATTGGACTGAACACCGCTAAGTATCAAGAGCTGCAGAATCAGATCAGAGAGTTAGGCGCCGAATACAAACGGCTTCAAAGCCTAGAAAATGATTTGCTCAAAGGGCAATCCGTAGCCATCGGAAGCTCTGATGCTTATCAACAAAGAATTGCTGACCTTCGACAGCAGGCTGATGCGTTAAGCGCACTTGACCCAAAATACAAGCAACTTCGCAGCGAAATTCAGCTATTAGAAAATCAACACAAGAGCCTAACTTCAGGCGTTGTAGGCATGGGCGATGCTTACGAGCAAGCTGGCAGGCAGGCGGAAGCATTTGCAAGGCGTGCCAATAAGATTGCGGATCGCCAGCAATACACAAATACTAGCGATGGCCGTACCGGCAGCAAAGATGAGGAAAACAAAGGCACTGCGCAAGTCCAGCGCGATGCCAATGGCAATTTAATTGGCTATCCATATCGTATGAGTGGATACGAAGGCATGGGCGATGCTGGGCTCGGCCAATTCGGGCCAAGCCGTGAAGGATTCGATCGCAGAGTGGGCCGCGATGCTGGGCTCGGCCAATTTGGTCCAGCGATTAGTCCAGCTAGTGATGCCGGAATGCAGCAGCGAATTGCGCAACTGCAGCAAGAGGCATCAGTCCTAGAAAGCGGTAATCCCGCGTACAATAAACGAATTGCACTTATCAGGGAGCTTGTCACCGAACAAGCAAGACTGAAATCCCTCAATAGCAGCAGTCTGCAGGGCCAGGCAACTGTACTCGGAAGCGAAAGCGCATATCGGCAAAGAATTGATCATTTACAGAAGCAAATGGCTTCCGTAAAAATGACGAGTGTTAGATATAAAGAATTACGCCTTGAACTAATTGCTTTAGAGGATCAATACAAAAAGCTGGCGCTGGTTGAGACGAATGAGCAGGTGACTGCGCGTAAGCGAGCGGGACTCAAGGGGCAACTTAAGGACCTAGGCCGCACTGCTACCAGTGTTGCCGCTGCAGGCTTTTTTGCAGGACCAGAAGGGCTTGCAGGAGCAACTATCGGCGGCGTCGTTGCCGGACCTGCGGGCGCTGAGATTGGCGCCGCTGTTGGACTTGGCGTCCAGCAGTTAAGGATGCAAGCAACGGCTGTTGCTGAAATGGTTGCTGAGCTTAACCTTGCCAAAACAGCTCTTGCTCAGGTATCAACTGGCCAAGCCGACTACAACCAGAAACTTCAATTTGCTCGTCAGGTTTCAACTGATTACAGCGTTGGACTTCAAGCCACAATTGATGGATACGCAAAGATAACCGCTGCCGCTACTGCCAATGGCTTGACGCTGAAAGATACGGAAGCTATCTACAAAGGCTTGCTTGCCTCGGGCGTTGCGTTTGGTGCATCGCAGGACGATTTGCAGTCCATTATCACAGCAACTACTCAGATTCTATCTAAAGGAAAGATTAGCGCCGAAGAACTTTCAGGGCAATTGGGCGAACGAATCCCTGGCGCAGTCGCAAAGTTTGCACAAGCAACTGGTAGGCCCTTGGCACAACTTGCAAAGGATCTACAAGACGGCAAAGTAAGCATTGCTGATTTTGTCAAGTTTGCAAAGGGGCAACTTAATGATTACGACAATGCCGCCAAGTTGATTGGCTCATCTCCCGAAAAAGCGGGCGAAAGGCTAAATCTTGCCTTAACAAGAATGGCGGAGTCTTACGGCGGGCTCTTCCAAGTAGTTGGCTCAGGTTTTCAAGATGTAGCGGCAAAATTCATTAACTGGATCAGCTCTCAGGAGAAAGGCATTAAGACTATGGTCGGCCTATTTGCTTGGGCTGCGCGAGAGATGTATAAGTTTGAAACTAATTCACTTGCGGTCAAAGCTCTGCAAGGCATAGGTAATTTTGCGAATAATGTTGTCAAGCCGATGTTTATACCGGCTAACACCATTCCGGCCGAAGGATTGCCTAAAAATGCGCCTGAAGGAAACTTTTTTGCTGACAGATTGGCTGATGGCCAAAAGTTGTTTCCTACCTACGATCCAACTCTTTTTAATCAAAGTTCATCCGCCCCAATCCTCGGCGACCTAACCGCTGCCGACGACAAAGCCGAAAGGCAGGCCGCTGCTAAAGCCGACAAGGAAACCAAGCTACGAGAGCAGCTTGACGCCGAAGAACGCCGTCGCGCAGAACTGCTTGCTAACAATGCAATTCGACTCGCCGATCGGGTATTTGAGCATCAGCAAAACCTGATTCGCAAACGCTATGAGCTTGAAAACTCCTTAATTGAAGCAACTCGACGCGCTCAGGAGTCAGCACTTGTTGGCCCTGCACGCGAAGCACTCGCTTTTGCTAATCGACTTAAGGCTATCTATGAAGACAGGGACAGGCAGGTTCGTGAAGTCAGGCAGAATACCGCGCTAATGCAACAGGGTGTCACGTCATCGGTTGCGTCGGCAGAGAACACTGCTCGATACGCAGAGGTTCCGCAGTCGGCGGCTGGGATGCCGATTAACGTTGGCGCAAAAGGTACAGGCGCTGAAATCGCCACCGCCTTGAAATCCGCGCTGGGCCTGACCAATGCCCAGGTCGCCGGCATCGTCGGCAACCTGATGCGCGAATCAGGCCTGAACCCACGCATCAACGAAGGCGGCGCCGTTGGCCTGCCTCGCGGGGTTGGCGGCTATGGCTTGGCTCAGTGGACCGGCAGCCGTCAGACTGACCTTGTGCGATTTGCCGGAGGCCGTAGCCAGGCCGGTGATATGGCAACTCAACTGCGCTTTTTAGTCTCAGAAATGAGAGGCCCTGAATCCAATTCTCTTACAAACCTTAGGACCGCGCAATCTCCCGAACAGGCGGCCTTACTTTTTGATAAGCATTACGAGCGTTCCGGCATCAAAGCAATGGATGAACGCAAGGCTAATGCTCGGCAAGTTTTTAACCAAATCTCAGGCACCACCCTAGCCCGCACTCAACCTGGCGTAGCCAGCGGAAAAGGGCGCTTTACCACTGACATGGGTGACGTAAGAATTTCGGAAGCTAATCTACTTAATGCCCGAAAGGAACAAGAATTAGTTGAAGCCAACATCGGTCCAGTTTCACAGCAAAAAGTGCTTGCCGAGGTCAATTCTTTTACTGAATCCTATCGTTCACAGACTAAAGCCCTGCGAGATCAGCAACAGGAACTTACCTTGCGGAATGAGCTGATGCTTAAAGGCGTTCGCTCTGAGGTAATTGATCAGCAAATAAAAATAAATCAGCTGACACTTGATTATACAGAAAAGCTAAAAGTGCTTCAAAGCGAGCTAGGCACAATTGACAAGAACAGGCTACCCGATCAATACAAAAATCTAGCCAATGCAATAGCATTGATCACAAGCGCCATTAATGATCAACGCGCTGCGCAAATTGCACTTGACGCGGCAAGCAATGTTAGCGCATACAAATCACAAACCAAATCTATTCTGGATCAGACTACTGAATTTAATCTGTCAAACCGGCTGCGAAAGGAAGGGTTGGGCTCTCGCCCAGAAATAGCCGATCAGCAAGTAGACCTTGATCGTGTAACCCGAACTCATACCGCAACAATAAACGCTTACCAAACTCAGCTTGCGGCAATAAATCAGCAGCAAAATCCTATGCAATACGAAGCCAAGACTGCTCAGATTAACGAAGAAACCGCTGCCTACAAGGAACAAATTGCAGCCCAAGAAGCCTTAAACAAGGCCCAGAACGATAAACGCTACACATTTAAGCTAGAAGAAAGCGTTGTGACGGGCATTGATAGTTACATTATTTCCATTGGAACGTTAAACGAAGCCGTCACTGGTTTGACGCAGAAAGGACTTGGCGGATTGACCACCGCACTAAAAGAATTAGCAACCACTGGCGCGACTGATTTCAGATCATTTGCTATCAGCATGTTAACAGACATGACCGAAGTGATTTTGCAGCAGCTTGTTGTTGCACAGCTTGCGCAGATGATCCGCAACATTCTCGGTGGGCCAACCTCTGTAATTGGCGGCGATCTTTCTAGCTTTAGTACCGCTAGCCCATTTAAGTTCGCCGAAGGCGGCGTGATGACCGACAAAGGACCCCTGAAACTCCACACCTACGCTCGCGGAGGCATTGCCAATACCCCTCAGCTTGCGATGTTTGGTGAGGGTTCAATGCCCGAGGCCTATGTACCCTTGCCTGATGGCAAGCGCATCCCTGTGGCGATGCAGGGCGGCAAAGGAGAGAGTGGCGGAGGCGTCAACGTCTCGGTCAACGTAGATGCCAGCGGTAGCAGCGCACAGGGCAATGAACAGAAATCGCAAGAGTTCGGCAAGCTATTGGGTGATCAAATTATGGCCGTAATTGTGCGCGAAAAGCGCCCTGGTGGAACACTTTATGGTGATGAATAATGACATTAACATTCCCAAACATTGCGCCAACTTTTCCTGCAACACTTCTAATAGAGCCAAGGTTCCAAGGAATGGATCTCAAGGCCAAGCCATCCATTAGTCGCGTTATCGGACTTGGTAGAACTCCAATTAAACGCGAACTAGAGTTTCACGTTAATGTAAGCAACTCTTTGATCATTGGCGATTTTTTGTTTGCTAGGGTTAGGGATAATAGATTTTTTTACTACACACACCCCGGCGACTCTCAACGCAAGTATGTTTGTGATAAATGGACTCGATCTCAAACTGCGTGTAATGACGTTACGATTAAAGCAACTTTTCAAGAGTTTTACGGGTTTTCATAATGGGCTATCCAACATTTCCATCTATTGCGCCTGATTTTAGCATCAATCGGCAAATTGAAGCAGTAACCTCCGATCAAAATCTCGGCGACGGTTACACATACCGCGTAAAATTTGGCCTGCACCCAATAAGAGACATTTACAAGGTAAAATTTAATGTAGTCAACAATGATGTATCTACTATTTCTAATTTTCTTGAAGCTAGGGCTTATGACGGCATTCCATTTGAATGGGTTACTCCCGAGTCAACGGATGGAACTTATGCCTTACTTGAATTATGGTCATGCAAAAGTTGGCCGATTACCCGTAATGGTCCCGTAAGGTCCACAATAGATGTAGAATTTGAGCGCCAATGGAGCTATGTCGTGCCTTTCGTTTTCTATATCGGCACGCGCTCCGGCTTTGGTTTGAAAACCAAAGATAATCGCGTTTTAATTCCACGCATCTCTTTCTAGTATTAAAACCTATGGCTTTAACTACTGAACTTCGCCAAGAACTAGCCTCTCTTACTCCTAGTTCCGTTATTGAGCTATATGAAATTGAAACTAGCGCTAGGTTGCACGGTTCAAATGAAGTTTATAGATTTACTAGCACCGTTAATGCAACTTACGGTTTAAGCGCAATTCAATGGAATACTTACAAATACTGGCCTTTTCCAATTGAAGCTGAAGGCTTTTCGTATTCAGGCAAAGGAACTCTGCCTAGGCCGACCGTGCGTGTTGCCAACACGGAAGGCGCTATTACGTCAATACTAGCTGAAGTCAATGCGTACAATCCTGGCAATGATCTAATTGGAGCCAAGTTTACGCGTATCAGAACGTTGGCGCGTTTTTTGGATCATTCTAATTTCACTGGCAATGTCAACCCGTATGGAACCCCTGATCCGCTCAGTACCATGCCCGATGAGGTTTACTATGTAGATCGAAAATCAATGGAATGTAGAGATTTAGTTGAATTTGAACTTGTTGCTCGATATGATCTAACTGGGATCAGAGCGCCAAAGCGCCAATGCCTTAAGCGTTGTGGATGGATTTACAAGGGTGATGGCTGCGGATATAGAGGTTCTGATTTTTTTGATGAAAATGATAACCGTGTGTATTCAGCTTCTGAAGATAAATGTGGACATCGCTTAACTAGCTGTAAAGCTCGTTTTGGTCAAACCGCCCAATTGCCGTATGGCGGCTTTCCTGGTATTGGTAATTACAATTTCTAATCATGGTTTATCAGTTAAATCCATTTGAGCCCGTTCCCACTGCTGATTGGGATGCTTTGCTGTGTTCAACGCCCTTGTCTAGCAGCGGTTTTCATTATTCAATATCAGTTATTGATGAAGATGACAATGTATACAATCAGCAACTCGCTAACCAAGACTGGCAAAACTGGAGCAACAAGACAAGTTTTTTGTTTACAAATGAAATAAATTCTCGTCAGTGGCAGACTAGGCTGGCCAATGTACAAGATAAAAGATTTATCCTTTTGGTTCCAAGGTATTATGGCTATACAATTTACAATTATCCGTCCAGATGGCCTCGATTGTTTGACGCTGGAATATCCGATATTGTTGCTACAACTATTAACGTAGCTCGTTACGATGGGTATGGTGCAGTTCAGGCGCCATCTGATTATTATTCTTTAATTCAAGTTGCCACTGGGATAAGCTGGTCTGCGGTTCAAAGCGTTGCTTTAGCAGTTGATAATAGCGGCTCTATGTTGAGGACTACAGTGGCCCCTGATGTAAATACATTTCGCGGTAGATTAACTCAGCAACAAATACCATTTATTGAAACTAGCATCCCCAATGAACGGTGGATGTACCCACACATCTAATTAAACCATGGAAACCTTTAAGCAAGCAGCATTGAAACACGCTATTGAATGCCTCCCGCGTGAGTCGTGCGGCCTTGTTGTTGTCATTCGCGGCAAAGATCATTATTGGCCTTGCAGAAACATTGCCGTTGATGATTGCGATTTTGTTATAGAACCCGCCGACTACCTTGCGGCCACCACTGCTGGCACGATTGCCGCCATTGTCCACAGTCATCCCAACGACTTCCCTCGGCCATCTCCAGCAGACCTTGCAAGCTGCGAAAAATGGCAGCTACCCTGGCATATCGTGTCACCTCACTTGGACCCCCCTGAGGGCCGCTGGCACACGTTCAGGCCAAGCGGATACAAGGCTCCGTTGATTGGCCGACAATGGGTCTGGGGCATACATGATTGCTGGTCCCTAGTCCGCGATTGGTACGAGGAGCATGGCGTTGCATTGCGCGACTTCGATCGCCCCATTGATCCCGATGAATTTCAGCGGTCACCGTTGTTTGAATCTTTTTTTCCTGACGCTGGATTTTTTGAAGTACCTCGTAAGGACGCACAGCCGGGTGATGCCGTGCTAATGGCGATTTGCTCAACCGGGTTGAATCACATCGGAGTTTTGGACAAGGATTATCGTTTACTGCATCACATTCAATGGCGCCTTTCCAGTCTTGACCTTTACGGAGAGGGCTTGCAAAAATCAACTGGTAAAATTATACGTCACTTAGACTGTGAGAAGCTAAGGCTGACCAAATGAGAACCGTCAGAATCTACGGCCCGTTGGCCGAAAAACTTGACCAAGATACTTTTAAGGTTGAAGTAAGCTCCGTTGCGGAATCGGTCAGATTTCTTGTCGCAAATTTCCCTGAGTGCGAAGCATTTATCGCTAGCCATGATTATTACGTCTATTGCGGTGCCCACAATATCGGCGAAGACGAAATTCATTTCCCGGTCGGCTGTGACGAGGAAATTCATTTAATTCCAGTAATTAGCGGTTCTGGAGCTGTAGGGAGAATAATTGCCGGAGCATTTCTTGTCGTAGCCAGCTTTTTTATTCCTGGTGTTGCGTTGTTTGGTGTTGCACTCGGCCCAGTGCTGTTCGGCATCGGAGCGTCCCTGGTTCTTGGTGGCGTTGCACAATTGCTAGCCCCAAAGGTAGCGACTCAGGCAAAGGAAAAAGATCCACGGCAAGTTGAGTCGTTTTCAATCAGTGGCGTGCAAAATACCAGTCGCCAATCTGTTCCAGTGAATGTTGTTTACGGCGAAATCGTAACCGGCGCCATTATCATTTCTGCTGGCATTACCACTGTTGAGGCCTAGGTATATGGTTGGCGCAATTCGCGGGTCTGGCATTGGTGGCGGTGGCGGATGTTTTCATGGAGATACATTGATCAGTGCCCCGAATGGCGCCATCAAAATTTCTGATATAAAGCCCAAGACAATCATCTTTGCCTTTGATGATCAAGGCTCTATTTATCAATGCAAGGTAGATGCAGTTCACTTTCACGAACGAGAGGAAGTATGGCGCTACAAGATGTGGGGCGGTAGAGAGCTGCTTGCAACTCGTAATCATTGGGTGCTAAACCAATATGGCGCATTTGTTGAAATTGGAGCATTGGATCGAGATGATTGCCTGGTTGATGACCTGGGGCATTTGCGGCCTCTCCTTAGTTCAGAATTGTTTGGTTATTATCCAGTTTACAACTTAACTGTTGATCATCATCATACTTATTTTGCCAATAGCTTTCGTGTCCATAACGCAGGCCTTGGCTACGAAAACATCATTGGCTCAGGAGGTAAAAAACAAAAAAAACCTGCAGGCCAACGTGCTCCAAGGACAGCCGACGATAACTTAAATTCAACTCAATACGCACGCATCTTATGCTTACTGGGCGAAGGCGAGCAAGAGGGTTTCCCATCTGGCAAAGATTATGACAAAAACTCAGTAGCTTACGAAAAGGCTGCATTAAAAGATATTTACTTAAATCAAACGCAAATTCTTAAGCAAACGGCTGACCCTAGCAATCCGCAAGATTCTGATTACAACTTTAAGGGTGTTGTAGTAAGCTATAGAAATGGAACGGCTAACCAAAGTTACATCGGTGGCTTTAATCAATCCGAGTCTCAAAAATCAGTTAACTTGACAGTCACAAAAGAAACTGCAATTACTCGCAGCATTTCCGATACAACTATAAATGCTGTAAAGGTTACGCTAACCTGGCAAGCGCTTCAGCAATACTTTCAGGAACCCGATCCATCCTTTTTTGGCCTAAGACGAAAAAATAAAAGAAATTACGTTTCCGCAAAATCTGCTTATTTATCAAAAAAAGGCATTCCAGGTGATGCACAGGAAGGTGATATTATTGCAACAGAAGTAAAATATCAAATTCAAATTGCCAACTCGGGCGGATCGTTTTCTACCGTTGTTGATACAAGCGTCAAAGGACGCACGGGTGACGCCTACCAGCGTTCACATGAAATTCCCATTTCAGGGCCATTTCCCGTTGACGTTCGTGTGTTAAGGGTCACCAATGACTCTACGGACGACAAGGTGCAAGACACGATGACCTGGAGCGACTATACCGAAATTGTCTATGCAAAAGCCTCCTATCCGTATTCTGCGCTACTTGGCGTTCAAATTGATGCTAAGTATTTTAATTCTTGGCCAACAATTTCAACGAAACGACGCGGAATAAAAGTATTTATTCCCAACAATGCAACTGTTGATCTCACGAATGGCCGTTTGATTTATTCGGGGATCTGGGATGGTAACTTTGGCGCTGCGCAATGGACAACTGACCCGGCCTGGTGCCTATGGGATCTTGTCACCAACTGTCGGTATGGATTTGGCCAGCACTGCCAGCCAAGTTCACTTGACAAATGGAGTTTTTATGCTGCTTCGCAATACTGCGCTGAGCTTGTCCCCGACGGAAAGGGCGGCGCCGAGCCGCGCTTTTCCTGCTCAGTTAATATCCAAAACCAATCGGAAGGATTTAATCTGATAAACCAACTGTGTAGTGTTTTTAGGGCTATGCCGTATTGGGGCAACAACCTTTTGAACATAAGTCAAGATAGGCCATCAAATCCTATTATGACTTTTCATAACAGCGATGTCAAAGATGGGCAGTTCCGCTACATTGGCGCCAGCCTGCGCAGCAGGCACACCGTTGCTGTTGTAAAGTATTTTTCTAACGATCTTCAGGATTATCTTTACGAATCAATAGAAGATACCGATGGAATAGATAATTATGGCGCCATTGTTATTGATGTTGATGCGTTTGCCTGTACGTCAAGAGGCCAAGCACGCAGGCTTGGCGAGTGGCTGCTTTACACGGAACAGCAAGAGTCAGAAATTCTTTCTTTTGAAGGCACCCTTGCCGCCGGAGCGCAGATCCGCCCCGGCCAGTTAATCACCGTGATGGATGATATGAAGACAGGGCTTCGACGCGGAGGAAAAATTGTCGCGGGCACAACAAGCTCACTGACTGTTGATAACACTTCGCAAACCGACCTGCAATCCGGTCCCGATGCCACTATTGCTGCAATGCTTGTAAACGGCACTGTAGAATCACGATCAATTGCATCTATTAACGCAGCGGTAGTTTCGCCATCAGCCGCATTCAGTGCGGCGCCCCTTGTCGGTGGAACATGGCACATTAACAACAATCTAGCCGTGGCAACAACCTGGCGCGTAATTACGATTGACGAAAAAGATGGTTCTAAATATACTGTCAACGCTATTCGGTATAATCAAAGTAAATATGCCTACATTGAACGTAAAATACCATTGGATGAAACGCAATACGCGCCCATCAAAACCGACCCGCCGCCATCCCCTGTCAGCGCAACCGCAGCCGCTACAATTAACCCCAGTACCAACCAAACCGATCTTCACCTGAGCTGGGCATCTGTACCTGGAGCAGTTGAATATGAAGTTTCCTATAGGGCAGTTTAATGGCATCTAACTGGATAACATTACGCACTGATAATCCGTCTTTAACGGTTTCATCCGTTTCAACTGGAAATTACGAAGTTCAAGTAATTGCGATTGATGCTTTTGGCAACCGCTCTGCTCCAATAAATTCAAGCCAAACGGTTAATCGTAGCAATAGTGGAGCCATAAACGGTGAAAACGAAACCATTGAAAGCGTTGAAGACGCTTCAATTGTTGCCCTAAATTCTTCGCTAGCCCTTTTAACGTGGTCGGTGCCGTTAGCGTCAGGCTTAAGCGTTGCAATTAGACATACTCCTGATTCTAGTGGGCAATGGGGCTCCGCTAACCCCCTAAGCCCAAACTATCCAGCGGCATCCTCGGGGCAAGTATTGATTCCTGCCTTGACTGGCGCTTACTTAATTCGATTCGTAAATGACTATGGCCTGTTGTCCGGTGTGACAACCTCACTGGCCTTTACTTCACCACTGGTCGGGTCAACGCTTTTAACAATAGACGAGTCTATTGGCGGATTTGCTGGTCAAAAACTTAACTGTATTTACGATAGCAACCTAGGCGGCCTTCGGTTTAATTCAACATATTTCGATGATCTTGGATTGATAAATAGCTTAACTCAGCCTATTGATACTTACGGCGCTATTTCTACGGAAGCTGACAGTTTTGATACCCTGGCAACTGATGGAAATTTTGATTCTGTTACAACTTTAATTGATTCTTACGGGGAAGATGGCACTATTGCATATTATACGTTTTCATCTGGCTATGACGCACAAGTGGTCAGCAGCCTTGAGTTGCGCCGTCTTGTTCGATCGTTTTCCCGCGTCTCAGTTTCACAATGGGATTCTCGATCTGGACTGATTGATGATTGGCTGTATTTTGATGAAGACGGATCTGGAGCTGGTAATGGCGAGGTATCTATTGAGTTTCGCAGCTCTACCGAGCCCCTGTTGTCGGCTTCAACCTGGACCCCATGGACACCTCTTGTATCGTGTGTTGCGTCAGGACGGTCGTTTCAGTTCAGAGCAAAACTTATCATTGATGACGAAAATCAAGATGTAATTGCAACAACTCTTGGAGCAACAATATCCAAGGGTTCAACACTTACGGTTTCTTCAAATGCGGAAAATGTTTTATCAACGGCAAGCGGGCAGATTGCTGGCGTACCAACAAGCACTAGCAAGATTCTGTTTTGGAATAGCGGCACTCAACGGCTTGAATACTTAAACACAGGGACTAATCTATTGATTTCCGGTTCAACGTTGAACGCGTCCGGCGGCGGCGGCGGCGGCGGCGGTAGCGGCAGCGGCGGTCGAGGCTTGTGGATATGGGGCAGACCTTGACTAAAATGAATATACCCCAAATTACATTGCAATGACAATCATCAGCGGTCGGCTAGCGAATATCCAAACACTACCATCTACCGCAGCATCTGTTTACAGTAATCCAACTAGCGTTAAATCATATGTCGGCGGCATAACACTGCATAACACAAATACTACTAATGAAATTGTTGACGTTCACAACGTTCCCAATTCCGGCGGAGCGTTAGGCACAGCATCTGCGGTTAATCGTTTTATTAGGGTCACAATGGCGCCAAATGACACGATTAGCTATTCGTTCCCTGGCGACGGACTTGTGCTAGTCGATCCCAATGACAGCATACAAGCCAAAAGCACGACTGCGGGTGTCGTCACCATTCAACTGTCAGGCCCTACTGAAATCTGATTATGTCTGTCAGCGGTGTAATACGAATTTACAGCCGTCCGCTTGATGGTCGCTTAGTGCCTTTTCGATTGCCTGAAGTGGCGCTTGAAAGTCTTATTTTACCGGGTGATGCTTCCTTTTTGTCGGTTGCACTGTTGCTGCACTGCAACGGCCTTAATAATTCAACGACTTTTATTGATTCAAGCAATACAGCTCGTTCGGTTACGCCAAATGGCGATTGTAAAATTAGCACAACTCAGTCCAAGTTCGGTGGCGCAAGTGCAGTATTTGATGGCAATGGAGACTATCTTAGTACAAGTATCAGCGGTGGACTTGGTTCGGGCGCTTTTACTGTGGAGTTTTGGTTTTATCGCAACAGCTCAAATCCGTCTACTAGCGTAATGTTTAATTCAAGAAGTGGAAATGTTGGTACAAATGGAATTGATATTTTTGCTGACGGTCGGGTTAGCACTGCAAATACTTGGATTTTTGAGAATTCGCCTGTTACGTCCATTCAGGATAACACCTGGACGCACTTTGCCTTAACGCGAGACGGATCAGCCGTAATGCGCAGATTTTTTAATGGAACGCAGGTTGGCGGCAACAGCACAGTAACAAACAATTTTAGCGAATCTACAATGCAGATTGGCGGCTCAACTCAATTAAATGTCGGCTATATATCTGGTTACTTAGATGACATTAGGATAACAGTTGGCACCGCACGCTACACCACAAACTTCAGCCCGCCCAGTGAACCCTTCCCAGATAATCTACCTTCTTCTACAAATTCTTCTTCTTCTGATATTTACTATTCGTTGGTTTCATTGCTATTGCATTTTCAAGGCGCAAATGACTCAACAACTTTTGTTGACTCTAGCAGCTATGCTTTGGCGGCTTCTGGCGTTGTAGGTGCAAGAATCAATACCTCTCAAAGTAAGTTTGGTGGATCGTCTGGATTATTTAATAATGCTAATGGAAATACATATATTACATATACGCCCCAGCCAAGCCTGCAAATGACTGGGGACTTTACTATTGAGGCTTGGCTTTATCCTTTAAGTTCCGACGATATGATAGCAGCATCAAGTACGTCGGATGATAATACGCAAATTTTTCGATTAAATGAAGGGGGACTGCCTGGGCGTCTAAGTTTCTACCTCAACGGCACTCAGGTTTTTTCCCCAACTGCTGCAAACATCACACCAAATACTTGGCAGCATGTTGCCATTTGCCGTGCTGGCAGCTCTACTCGGATGTTTGTCAATGGCTTTCAAATCGGAGGCACAAATACCAGTTGGACAGGCACTTTCCGAATTGACGTAATTGGGAGATTTTTCTTTGGCGGCGGCCCATATCCTTATCATGTATTCAATGGCTACATAGACGATTTGCGCGTTTCCAAGGCAGTTGCCCGCTATGTATCCGACTTCACCCCACCCATTGAACCGTTTCCAGATAGGCTACCCCCTGATCCTAATTTCTCGTCGGTTTCACTGTTGCTGCACTTTAGCGGCACAAACGGCAGCACAACATTTATTGATAGCAGTAGCAACGCCATTACCGTAACAGGCTATAACGGCGCACAAATTAGTACCGCTCAAAGCAAGTTTGGTGGTTCATCTGCTTACTTTGACGGCTCTAATGACTACCTGTTAACCGCCAGTTCGTTAGTACCCTTGCAAATGGGCACGGGTGATTTTACAATAGAGGCGTTTATTCGCCCTACCGTATCTGTTAACAACTATAGAGGATTGATCGGGCTTGGATCAGGAGATATTGATACGCTTTACATTCTGAGTGGTCAGTTGACTTGGTACAACTCAGGGCAAACGGCAGGTACAATTGCTGTTGATACTTGGCATCACGTTGCAGCAAGCCGTCAGGGCACCAGTCTTCGGGTTTTTATAGATGGCGTTTTAGTTAATACGGTCACAAATAGCAATAACATAAGCCTCGGGCGGGCACATATTGCAACCAGAGGAAGCCGTGATGGCGAGTTCTTTCAAGGGTGGATGGATGAACTACGCATTACAAAAGGCGTTGCTCGCTATACGGCAAGCTTCACCCCACCGATTGGAGCATTCCCCGATTCCTAGCTCACCTAGACTATCCCCATAGCATCACCATATCATGGCTCAACACGACTACGACATTGCCAATCAGTCTGGCTCGGCATTTAGGTCGGATTTGAACTCCGCACTTCAGGCCATTGCTAGCCAAAACTCGGGTTCATCCGCTCCTGCGACTACCTACGCTTATCAATTCTGGGCTGACACTTCGGCTGGATTGCTGAAAATTCGCAATGGCTCCAACAACGCTTGGATCACGGTAGGTACTCTTGCGAGCGCAAATTTGGGATTGATGTCGCTTGCGGGCGGCACGATGACAGCACCGTTGATATTGGCCAATGGCACCGCTGCGCTTCCTTCGCTGACGACGGTTGGCGGAGGCGCTGACACTGGTTTCTATTCAACCGGAAATGCCGATGAAATTGCAGCCGCTACAAGCGGCTTGGCTCGTTGGCTGCTTAATGCAACCGGATACATGACCGGAGCAGTCAACGGCCTGGGCTCTGGGCTTTATCAAGCGCAACAGATTTACAGGCGCAATACAACGCTAGCTGGTTCTGATGTTTCCACGGCCCAAAGCCTGCTTGGCGTTGGCGTTACGCTTATTGCTAGCACAGTGTATGAATTTGAAATTGTTTTTGCTTTAGCCAAAACAGCAGGCACTACGTCCCACACTCTTGCGCTGGGCTTTGGCGGCACCGCAACCCTTAACAACATTGCCTATCAATTTGTCTATCAATCACTTGACACTGGCACGCTTCCGCCCGCGCCTGCTGGCGCTTCATTCACGATGTTTCTGCAATCAGCGTCTTCGACTGTTGTTTCAAGTGCCTTAAGCAGCGCCAATGCCACTCATTACGGCATCATTAAGGGAATGGTCAGTATCAACGCTGCGGGTACATTTATTCCCCAGTACACGCTGTCGGCAGCCCCAGGCGGGGCCTACACGACCCAGATTGGTGGCTACATGAAGATTGCCCCGTTGGGCGCGGCGGGCGTGATCAGCCAGGGCGCTTGGGCTTGATTAGCCTTTAGTTGAAAGCGGCATCGCTATGTCTGTAAACGAGCCAACGCATGGCGATATTCTTGTTCAAATTGGCGAACTTAAGGGGCAAGTTGCTACCCTAATTACGCTTGTCGGTGAAAAACGAGATGACATTAACGCAGCGTTTACCAGAATCGGTGTTTTAGAAAAAAGCGCTGTTTCGCGTGACGAGTTAAGTGCAGCAGGAAACAGGATTAGTAATGTTGAAAGAGATATTGCTAAATGGACTGGTATATGCCTAGCCTTGACTTTTTCGCTTCCCTTTGTTGCGCCTTACATCACCAAAGCATTGTCCAATGCTGAGCGTCCGTCAATCAACAGGTCAGCGCCATGAACAGAATTGCAGTCGCTATCGGCTCCGCATCATTCCTAGCTGTTGTCATGGGAGGCATTTACATTATTGATTGCCGTCGATACGCGGTAACCCCTGAAGCTGTAAGTGCTTGCTATCTTACTGGGCTGCCAATCATGGGCATCGGAGGCGCTGGCGCTGGTGGTTTTAAGGCTGGATTCAATACTTACAATCCGGCGTTGCGTAGACCCGAGGAACAGCAATAGTGTCCAATTCGTCGCCCATCACCCTGCAGCAACTGTTCAGGTTTTGGCGGCCAGGGCTCCCTCGTCAAGCCGCTGCTGTTGTAGAGCTAGAAGAAGACCTACGGGTTAATGGCTATGCGGTTGCAATGCGTCGTGATCGGCCCTGGTTTATTACATGGAGTCAAGACGGAATACGGTCTGATTCATTGCAGCAAACGGCTGTCAAAATAAACGTGCCGTGGTTTAGTCAAGGTGATAATTTAAGCGGAATGGGATATAGGGAATGCTTCTCAAGTTCTTCTGCAATGATCGCTGCTTTTTGGGGCAAGGTGTCATCCGACGATGCCTACAACCAGATTCGATCCAAATTCGGGGATTCCACCGATGCTCAGGCGCAACTGCGGGCGCTAAGGTCACTGGGATTGGTTGCAAATTTCCGCACCGATGGCACCCCAGAGCTACTGAAGCAAGAGCTGAACGCGGGCCGACCCGTTGCTGTTGGCTGGCTGCACAAGGGCACTGCTCGGGCGCCACAAGGCGGTGGGCACTGGAGCGTAGCAATTGGCCATGGCCCTGGATTCTGGCTAATGAACGATCCCAACGGCGAGGCTGATCTTGTAAATGGTGGCTACACCGCTAATCACAACGGAGCCAATCTTAAATATAGTACATTAAATTGGAATCCGCGCTGGATGGTTAATGGAACTGGCGGGTGGATGCTCACCTGTAGAAAGCCATGAGCGAGCGCACTTTCCAATGCCGAAGGAATAGTGCTTGTCGTGAATGGCTTGTTGAAAGTGCAATTGAATGGCATGAAAGATCCGGTAAACGTAGGGCGATGTGCCTGCCTGGTATGTGCCCTAATGGCAAGCGATCGGATACGTCTGAAGATTTATTAGCTCTGCAGCTTGACGCTCGCAGGCTTAAGGCGGAGGCAAGGGACGCCAGGGCCTCGGCAGAGCGTGCGTTAGCCAAATTAGAAACGGTACAGGATGCCTTAAACACAGCCCTAGAGATCAGAGATATTTTTGATCAAGGCACAATTGAGTCGCCCGAAGATCCAGGGAAGGAGGAAGCGGCACCAATCCTAATGGTTAGCGATATACACTGCGGGATGGTAGTAAAACCGCAAATTGTAAACGAACTGAACGAATTTTCACCTGACATTTTTGATGATCGGCTTGATGCAGTGTTCCGCAATGCCCTAAAAATTATCAACGGTCAGCGCAACACCATGACCATCCGTGAGGGGGTCGTATGGCTCGGCGGCGACATGATCGAGGGAGAGCTGCATGAAGATGCCGTGCAAAATCAAACCCTCACCACTACGCAGCAGATTGTCCGTTGTCAGTTGGCGTTAGTCCGAGGCTTTGATTACCTACTGGCGCATTCCGATCTAGAGCAAATTATGGTGCCCTGTAACGTGGGCAATCACGACAGATGCAGCAAGAAGCAGCAGAGTAACGCAACTGAAAATAGCTTTGCCCATTTGATGTATCACAACCTTAGGAGGCATTACAGAGATCAACCGCGCCTGGTGTGGCAGATCGCCGATTCAGACTGCCTTTACATGAATGTTTACAACAAACGGCTGCGCTTCTTTCACGGTGATTCGGTCAAATATAACGGTGGAGCTGCAGGGCCTTTATGGAACGTCGATAAACACTGCAAAAACTTAGATCAAAGCATAGCGGCAGATAACACTTTTCATGGTCATTTTCATACATTAAACTTTGGTAGAGCTACCTCAAATGGCAGCTTGCCGGGTTGCGCTCCTTATTCGCATCGCCAGGGTTACCGACCCGAGCGCCCTCAGCAGGGCATGAGGTTCCTGCACAGCAACAAAGGTTTTGTTGGTTCATTCCCGGTCTTTACCGAGTAACAAGTGTCCCACAAAATTGAAGGTTCGGAGCTTGTTTCCAAACGTGTCACCAAAAACAGCTTTCGACGCGAGATCATCAACGCTTGGGATGGTCACTGCGCCTACTGCGGCAATAAGCCTGAAAAAATCACGCTCGACCATATAATTCCAAAGGTCAAGGGGGGCATGACAGTGAGGGCCAATCTTGTTCCGGCTTGCGCTAGCTGCAACGTAAGCAAAAACCATTGCGATGTATGGGCTTGGTATGAAACGCAAACTTTCTATAATCTTGTCAAACAAGATGCAATCAAAGCATGGTTAAACGCATGAAAAAACCCCGCTTGTGAGCGGGGCTTTGCAGTCAAAGCGGAAGTTCAAGCCGCTACGGCTACGGCCTCGTCTTCGTAGATCGGAGTGAGCTTGAAGGCGCCGTCCTCAAGGAGTTCGATGGTGAACTCGTCGGTAGCCTGGGCGCCATGGGCGGTGGTGTAACCCCTGCCGATGATAAGATTGCCGCTGGCCTGCACCACCGCCTTGTAGCTGAGCTGGCGACCGGGGCGGTTGGTGGCTGCGGGGGCAAATCCAATTCCCTTTGCTTCCATCAGCGCCTCATAGAAGGCGTTGTACTGGAAACGTTCAGTGCCGTCTTTTTTGATGGAGACGTAGCCGGTTTCACGGGCTACTTGATCTTTGGTGGCAGCCTCGCCGAGTTCTTTGACCTTGGCTAGCAGTTCCTTTCCGGTGAATTGGGCCACGATGCAGTAGTGGTTGGTGGACTTACGCATCCTATACCATTAAGCTTGCAAGCGCAAGCCTTAAAGGTCAAACAGCGATACCTGTTCCTGGTTTTTGCTTGCAGCAGTCGGCAACGCAGCCGCTACGGGCAAGCCAGCCATCAACCTGCGGCAGCGGTTCAAAGCCCTAGCTTCAATGCGCTGCAGCGTGGCCCGACCCAAGCCTGTGCGGTTCTCGATTTCAACCCACGGCTCGCTCCTGGCACCGTGCCGACTCAGCAGAACATCGCGGGCCTGGGGGTCAATGTGTTCTGTTAAGAAATCAGACAATCGGTCAAAATCATGTTGGTCTGAAAGCCAGTCAAGGTGCTCGGCGGCGGTCATGGCTGCTGGATCGGCTATCAGATCGCCATACGTTCCATTTCCATCACCACCCGGCATTTGCTCATCCAAGCTGCCAACATATCGAGTGCGGCGAACTGCCTCATTCAAAACTTTAATATCTACCCCTAGACGTTTAGCAACTTCAATCGCCGATGGTTCTCGTCCAAGCTCTTGGCATAATGCTTCCTGCGCTTTACCGATTTTGATTAGTTGATTGTGAATCGGAAGCGGCAAGCGCACAATAAAATCATCCCATTGTATTGATCGTTGTATAGCCTGCCTGATCCACCAGTAAGCGTAGGTTGAGAATTTATAGCCTTTGGTTGCGTCAAACTTTTCAACAGCACGCGCCAAGCCTATATTCCCCTCTTGAATCAAATCCAATAACTCAAGCGTTCTGCGTCGTGATTGATATTTTTTTGCAATATCAACGACAAGCCTTAAGTTTGCTTCCATAAACCTTTGCTTGGCCTTTGCTCCACGTTTTATTGTTCGGCGCTGGTCTGGTGTTATTTCTTCTCCCATCGCTTCTCGTTCAAGCAATTCAATCATTGCAGATACCTTGCGACTTAGATCAATTTCTTGCTCCGGTCGCAGGAGTGGATACCGGCCTAGCTGACTTAAATAGTTTCGTAGCGAAGGATCAGATTGCATAATCATTGTTGATAAGCTGATAAACGAAATTTCATGTTTGCTTGTATTCTGTCAAGTCGATTTTTAACAGCTTGCCTTGATGTGCCGCGCTGCTTGCTTATTTCAACCATTGAATCAGCCGGGTAGCCATTAAGGCCATAATACCTGTTAATCAATTCACGCTCATCATCACGGAGCAGTTCAATTGTATCAAGTAACGCCGTATAATCAGTAGCAATTTCGTTTCGGTTGTTGCAATCAGGCAGATATTCAATAATTTCAGCTCCGCTTTCCATTGGGCTATTAAGCGATAGAATACCTTCCATTGCTCTTGTAATAAGCGCGTAATCTTTTTTACTCATTTCAGCAGTAGCTATCAATTCATCTTGCGTTGGTGCGCGACCGAGCTTTTGCGTTAAATCGTTTGAATGCTTACGCAGTCGTGCCCATGATTGCCTGCAGTGTTCAGGTAATCGTATTGTACGATCTGCTTTGTAAATGCCTCGGTGGATTTCCTGTTTAATCCACCACGTTGCATAAGTCGATAGCTTATACCCTTTTTCGTGGTCAAATTTCTCAATCGCACGCTTAAGGCCGATTGATCCGTATTGAACCAAGTCTTCAATTGTGTGGGTATTGCAATGTCGAACGTAGTTTTTTGCAATTGAAACTACAAGTCGCAAGTTACATAGCACCATGCGCTCCACTGAACGCTCTCCCCTTTTGATAACTCGTAAGTCTTGACGAGTTGGCTTGCAAGTGCCAATGCTTTTGGCCCTGTTGATTCCAGCTTGCTTCAATCTAGAAAGTTCTATTTCTTGTGCTGGTGTTAGCAGTGGCCATCGTGAAATGGTTTCCAAGTAATTATTAAAAGCATCCATAATTAGATCCTTGCTACCGTAACGCCAGCGGACTGGTTTTGATATTTGCCATCACCGTAGGGCTCGCCGCATGGCGCACCCTCAAAGAACAGTGCCTGGCATATACCCTCGTTTGCATAGATGCGGCAATCGGCGCCCGATGAGTTGCTGATTTCTAGGGTTAAGTAGCCTTGCCAGCCCGCTTCACCTGGAGTAAGATTGACAATGACTCCGCAACGGGCGTAAGTGCTTTTGCCTATAAAGATTGCCGTGACGTTGGGCGGTAAGACCAAACGCTCGATCACCACGCCGAGCGCGTAGCTGTGCGCTGGCAGGATAAAATAGTGTCCGTTTTCGTCGTGATGCAGATCGGCGGACGCCAAGCAGCGGTCATCAAATTGCTTGGGGTCAACGATCATCCCTGGTACATGCCTGAAGACTCGGAAATCTTGGGGGTCCAATCTCAAATCGTAGCCATAGGAGCTGCAGCCGTATGAAATAACGGAGCCATCAGCCCAGTGCCGCACTTTGCTTGCTTCAAACGGATGGATCATGCCATCTTGAGCTAATTCGCGGATGCGCCGGTCAGGGATCGGCCCAGCGGGAGTCAGGGTTGAGTTCATAGGTGTCGGAGGGTTAATAGCGATTGAGCCAGCAAGTCATTCCCCATAGACGGAAGGGTTCCCACGATGGGCGAATGTCCCAATCGCTGGAATTGCACCAAGCGAAACGTCCGACCCAGCCGTAGTCGGGGTGGATGCGGATGAAGGGGTTAGCCATTGAGCCCCTCCAACTCGTCGGCGATGGCGAGGAGTTCGGCGCGGGTTTGCTGGCGCTGCGCGTATTGATCCAAAGTCTTAGTCCAATTCATCAAGTGATAGTCAGAGATAGTCACAACCCCATCTCGTACTCATCTTGTCCCTGCTCAGACATGAGCCGCGTCCACTGCTCCCCTTTGGGAGTTAATTGCCAACCATACGAATTAAAGTCGATGACTTTTTCAAGGCGGTCAAGTATTGCGAAACGTGCCACCGCCCTATGATTGTAAGCGGACATTTCACTGTCAGGAACAGGCGCGACCACCTCCGGCGCTGGCGGGGTGGGTTCCACGCAAGAGCAAGCCCCAGGAGCTGGGCAGCCCCGTGGCTCGATCGCAACTGGCTGGCCTGGAGGATTGCCCCGCAGCCAAGCGGCGGCTTGCCTGGCTAACTGCTGCACCTGGCCAACGGTCTGCTGTCCAATGCAGTCATCCAACCGGGCCACCTTCTCCAACAAGGGGCGGGCGGCAAGGGCCTCGGCGAGCGTCTCCGGCTCCGGCTGGGCCAGGGGCATCTGCTCAATGCGGCGGATCTCTAGTGTGTGCGGGCCGTCTTGGAGGCGCTGCGCCAGGTAATGCCTACCCTCGCTTAACGCATGAGCGTAGGTCAGTGCTGTCCCGCCAGCCCGCTGCATGCAATCGCCGTCCACGACAGCAAACTCAAAGTGGACTTCACGCACCACCGGCTCAGCCGCCAGGGCGGCGTGGACGCGTTCAATCAAGTCATGCGACTTTTCAATCGCTTCTATTTCGTCGTACACAACCTCTAGGTCGTCAACCAGCTCAGCGCACAGGGCACGGAAGTCGGGGGTGGTCATCGGGTCACCCAAGCAACAATGGCAATAACAACAGCACCAAATAACAATGTTGTCTGATAGTCAGTCATCGGCCCGCCTCCTCACGCAACCAAAGCGAGCAGCCGTGAAGCCCATACCGATCCAGCCAAACTGCCACCTCGCAGACTGCGGCGCGGGCATTCTCTTCTAAATCAATCTCGCCAGCCACCATGACTTTCTTGACCAACCCCCCGGCAGGCGCGGCAGGCGGGGCAGGCGGTTCGCCGACTGGGAGCACAAGACTGCCCTTCCGGAAATTGTCATAGAGCACCTTGCCATCGGCGATTCTGCGGATTTCAACCCAGCAGGTTTCTGGGCAGTGAACGATTACGTTGCCTGTCATTGATTCCCCCAGCGGTACAGCGCACCTTTCAGGATCTCCCGACCCCGTACCACCGGCTCCCGATGCGTGGACAAGCCCTGGATGGCTTGCACCACCTGGTCCAGCTGCTGATCGGTCGGCGGGGCTTTTATTGATCTCGTCGTTGGCCATGCTGCAGCAACTACAAAGGGCAGGAAAATACCAAAAGAAATGCTGAACCATTTGATTGCAAACAAGCGCGAGTTTGGCTTTGATCTGCGGCGACTTTTGGCACGAACCTTTCTAGGTGGTTCGTCGTAGATATTAGATGAATTACTCATGGTCAATTCCTCGCGGGCCGGGCAGCGGCAGCAGCTCGGTCCAGCTGGCGGGGGCTTCGTCGTTGCCGACGATCAGCCACCAGGCGCGGCCAAACTGATCAATTGCATCCAGGACATGGCTGCCGTTCGGGTTGACCGTGCGGGTCAGGGTGACGAAGCGGCGGGGTCGTTGTTCAGGCATGGGTGTCTGAGGGTGGGGTGGGTGATGAGCGTGGGGCTTACAGCGCTGCCGTGCTGGCGGCGCTGCCACTTGGCGGGCAAGCCAATCGCTATGCAGGCGGCAATCAAAATGGCACCTCCTCGTCGCTAGGCTGTTCGGCCTCAGCATCACGCTTACTGCCCAGTAGTTGCAAACGGTCAGCAACAATAACTGGCTTTTTGCGTTCCTCACCGGAATTTCTATCTACCCAAGTTTCCCATTCAAGGCGGCCAGTAATGCCAAACAGTGACCCTTTGCGGAGGTAGTCAGCGGCTACTTGGGCTTGCTTGCCCCACAGTTTGACCTCAAACCAATCAGCTTTGTCGTCGTCGCGCTTAAATTTATCAACAGCGATGGAAACTTGAGCAACCACCGTACCGCTTTCAAAATACCTCACCTCTGGATCGCGGCCTGCGCGTCCGGTCAGAGTGATCGTGTTAATGCTCATTGAAAATCCTCTAGGTTGAGAAGTGGATGAGTGCGAAGCAATTTATGTATTGCTCCGCTGATGCTTAGCTTGGGCTTGAATTGCGCTGCATATTTGTTTACAGCGTCGGCGCAGTCAGCCCACATATGGGTTGATGCTGATACCGTTTTCGGCTTATTGGGCCGATACGGTTGACGTTTTTGGGTCATGTTTCCACTCCAATGGATGAATCCCAATCTGTGCAGTGAACTTGATAGCCACAAGCCTTGAGCAGTTCATTGAATGCTGGAATCCCTTTACCATCCGAAGGCGTAAAGCTGCTAGCTCTGGGTCCAGCCAGCTCATCGCCTCCGCTGGGTTGCTCGTCCACTGAATTGTCCCTTCCTCCAGGGATTGCAAGTACAGTTCCCCCGCTTGCAATACCCACGCCTGGCGTGTTACGAATGTCTTTGAGCGTGAGCAAGGCTTCTCGGAGTCGTGTTTCCCATCGGACAACATCAATGAGCCCATTGACGCGGGCTTCTCCAAGGGCGATGTGGTGCAATTCGTTTTGCCGATGGCGTGCAATGTCAGCGGCCAATTGCATGTTGGCGATGGCGCTATCGAGGTAGTCATTGACCAGAGATAAATGCGTTGATGAAGTCGGCATGGGCTTGGGTGCTGAGTTGACCGGAAATGGGAGTTTCGGTATTAAATTCAAACTGTTGCTTGAGAGCGGTGATTAAAGAGTCTTTGCGCTCGGGAGTAAGAGCGTTAACGGTTTTGATAAGTTGCTGGCGTTCCCGTAGCTTTAGGGCTACTGGGTCAGAAAGAGCAACAGGATCAGCAGTAAGGGCAGGATCAGCGGTAGAAACGCTAACATCAGGCTCGGCGGTTGGGGCTTGCTCGGCGGCAAGTACATCGTCCCGTCCGATGACAACCTCCGCTGTGTCGGTTTCTGTTTCCGTGTCATCTGCAATCACAGGCAATTGTGGTTCGGAAACTGAGACTTCAACTTGCTCAATGTCTATCGCTTCTTCTTTAGTGACAATCCCAAGGCTAATCTCAGGGCAGTAAACCCTGGCCCAAAATGCACCAGCTCGATAGCGGAGCATCTGCCCTGGAAACGTCTGCCACTTGCTCCCTTGGCGACCAAACCATCCCTCGGCCTTAGCCATGGCGATCGTAATCTTTTCCCCACGTAGCACCTCACCAGTCGCTATGTCATTGGCTTCGGCGTAGCAACTGCTAGGACTTTCAATATCATCGAAGATGAACCGCAGCGGAGAAAAGCGTCCGCAAGCGTTCACCGTGCCAATCAGAAACGAACTAGACCATGAGGGCCTACCGTTAATTGGTGTCATGTTTTGCATCACCGTAAGCGGTGAAATACCCATGCGACCGGCAAGCTCTAGGGCAATCAGGCTGTTAGCTAGACCAGTTTGCCCCTGGTAAATCTTGGGCACCAATGCACTAGACGACAAGGCTTTCGCCATGCGTTGCGCTGCGTCAAACGCTTGTATGCCTGAAAAAACGTGGCCATCGGAAATGGCTAATGCGGAATCAGTCATCAGAAAAGCTCAATTTCAGCGGAGGGGTCAAATTCGCCTACATCGGCAGCATCGCTGCCTGACATAGTAAACTTCGGACGAGTAATCGTGACTTCACCATAGCTTGGGTATTCAGCTAAGCGCTCATATTCGCGCATTTTTTGAATCGCAGACTGCCTGCGCTCGCGGCCCAAGCCCAGGTAGGCATCGTCAACAATTATTAACGCGCAGTCATGCGGGTAGCGCCATTCGTACACAACAAACCCACAACGTGTAGGAGGCTTGTCGTGCAGGTCAACAAACCCGCTTGAATAGTGATCAATCTGAATGTCATAGCCCAGTGAATAGGCTTGACGTTCAAACAAGCTAGGCTTAGCAGTTGCACCTTTTTTTAGATCAAGCAGAGATCCATCGGCGGGCTCTAGGTCGGGCTTGTATTTCATTCCCAGGCCATGCACTCGATCAACCCAAAAGTGCGGCACTTGCGACTGGCGCTCCATTGCAAGGATTGGGCCAATCACTGAATCTTTGGCAAGTGTTTCAGTGATTTGAACTGCGTTAATGAACCAGTCGCTGCTAATCATTTCTCGGACGCCAATCATGGCATCAAAGTCTTGCCAAAACTGGATTGCTTCGATGGTTGCTTCGCTAGGTTTCTTGGCATTCAGTTGAGTTGATGTTGGGCGCTTGGGAGCGTCAATAGGTGCAAGCACATATTTTTCATCAAACTCATCAGGGCAAGTAATCAAGCAATCAACAAGAGAGCCTTGCCGCATCGCCTCTGATGGGACAAACGGCTTTCGGTTAGGATCAATCTCTTTTGCCCAAAAACTGCGAGCTGTAAGAGTTTCGGCAGCCTTTAGCTTGGTGCTTCCTATCGCAGGATGCGCAAAATACTCAGCATCTTTCATGGCTCAACAATCCGCAGATTGGTAAGCGATTGAATTTCGGGACCGTTGCTGTCGCTGACCGTGTTTGGCAGCAGAAATTCGCTGAAAAAGGGGCTCAACACATCAGATAGCCAATCCCAGTCTTGGGATTCAGCGTCACAAGGTAGCGTGACGATTCCCGAATCGTGCTGGCCTCCTGCTTGGTGATGCAGGTTGAACTGAAAGGTTAGGCTTCCCGCTTCAACACTAATGTCAGTTGTTACTGAAAGGCCAAATTCACCGAGTTCTTCATCGGCATTGCTTTGCCAAAGAGCCAGGGCCTTAAATAGTGCCCGCTGCTGTCGCTTGACGGTGTTCCAAGTTGAAAAATAGTGAAGCACGGTGGGTTCGGTTGCGAACCCACCTACGTTCGCACACGCGAATGCGAATTGTCAAGCCCTTGTGATTTCAAGCGGGGGGGTCGGGGGATAGCTCGCGCTCCCAGCTACCAAGCAAGCGTTCCAGCAACCGAGAGGCCACTGCGTCTCCAGGGCTGAACTCATCGCCGCCTAGCAGCACGGCCTCAAGGCGCTCTCGCATGGCGCCATCGGTCCGTGGGGTGAACCTGAGCAGCCGAGCAAGCGCCGCCGTTGGGGTCAGCGATTCAGCCCGGCGGTAGGCATGGAACCGGCCCCTTGCATCATCAGCGTTTGCGATCGTTTGCTCCTGCTCCTGCTGATAGCTCATTTTGAACCGTTCAGGGATCTCTAGCTCGCCTACAAAAGCAGCAAAAAAGTCTGCCGCAGTCCAAGGCCTACCATCTTCATGCCGAATTGGTTCTGCTTGATAAATCCGATCGTGCAGGGTTCGATCACGAATCGTACCCCTAAACTTTTGGGCAAGCATTTCATTGGCTAAGCCAAGGCCCTGAAACGTGTTTGGTGCGGTACGTCGGTTGCGCTTCAGTTCAAGCCCAGTAATAACGCTGTTCAGAACTTTGACAGGCAATATGTCTGGACATGCCTTAGCCCAGTCTTCTAGGGTTTGTCCGCTCCAACCGTTTGATTGGCGCCATAAAAGCAGCATCTCGCCAAATTCGTTGATAAAGCGTTCAGAGTTAGCAATGCGGTCATGGAGCATGGTGTGGGTCCTCCGTGAGACTCCTACTATTATGGATTGTCAAGCGCAAACGTGACTGATGCAATATGATCCCTTACCGCATCAACCGTGACGCTTTGCAGCAGCATCCGAAGGCTTCGGTTGCGAACCGGGGGTGGGTCACTAAACCATGACGACGTTCCGTCAAGTGTTACATTTGTTAAACGCAATGCTAATGCAGCTAGATCTGGCGTTTCAATTGTTGATGTCGGCTCGTTTGCGCGTGCAATCAACAATTCAAGTTCGTTAATACGCTCTCGGTCGGACGCCATCAGAAACTCTGGTGGCGTTTGTTTTCTATGTCGCAGCTCTCGCAACCATTGCCTTTTCTCTGCCGTAGGCTCTAGCTGCGGCTGAGTTTGATTTGCAACTGACTTTATTATTTCTTCGATGCGAGGCATCACATATTGAATAAGCAATTTCTGTTCAATCAAGATAGCTTGCGTGTTTCTGCCTTTAACTGAACAACCGTATCTTGAAATGCAGCGCAAATACTCATACTTATACTTACCAACTCTGCAAGTATTTATTGACATCTTTTCGTTGCAGTACACGCAAACACATAATCCTGATATTGCTTTTGGCGGCAGCTTTGATTCTTTGTTTGCACCCCATTTTTTTCGTGCTCGGGCAATTACTGCTAATAACTGTTCGTGTTCAGATTCAGTGACTAATGCTGGCCAACATGAGGCAATCTGTATTGTCCCATCCGGTTTTCCCATGTGACCCAAAATTGCTGGGTTTTTGAGCCACCTAGAAAATGTACTTGTAACGCACACTCGCCCATGATTGTCATCTACAAATCTCGCCGCACGGCTAAGCGTCCAGTGGCCCGCGAGTATCTGCTCAATGGCATGTCTTGCGTCGTCCCATGCCTCGCCTGGGATCACGCCACGCCGGTTATTTGGATCGGGGGCTAGGTGGAACGGCAGCCCAGTCGAGGGCCTTGTGTGGACCCCTCTAGCGATCTGGGCAGCCAGTCCGTTGCGCACATTCTCGGAAAGTTGGCGGCTGTAGTGCTCGGCCAGCATCATTTGCATTTTGATGCTTAGCCAACCTGATGTTGTTGTGGTGTCAACTTGCCCGCTTTGCAAGCTTGAAAACTCAACGTTTTTCTTTTCGCATAGTTCGGCTAGCTCTAGGAAAATCTCGTCTCTGCGAGCAATGCGGTCAAACCGTGTCGTGATGAGCTGCGTCAACTTTCCGGCTTTTATGTCCGCCGTAAGCCGCTGGAACTCAAATGCTTTGCGCCGTTGCTGCAGTTTGAATCCTGAAACAACATCAATGTAAAACTCGTTTGCACCAGCGGCCTTCAGTCGCTCGCGCTGGTTTTCGGGGCTCTCACCGTCGCCTTGGCGGTCGGAGGACACCCGCACATACGCTCCAATCACTGGGTTTTATGCTGTTTGGACCCATTTTGCCGCATCCTGGCCTGCGGCAAAAAGGGTCTAAAACTTGAATTGCAGCAGATCGGCGGCATCCTGAACGGATCGAGCAATGCCAGCAATACCACCCAAACCCCGCACCATGGCAAGGAATCGCTGCTGCTGTTCGCTGACGCGACCGTTTGGAGTCTTGACCTCAATAGCGGTAAAAACAGCAAGCCGTTGACCAACCATATCCGGCGTGATCGTAACAGTTTGTAATCCGATCAGATCAGAACCGCCTGGGTTGCCAACGCCATATCTTATTACCCTGCCATCACTTGTTTGGCACTGGCCACAATTATTTCGCAGCAGCCTAGTAGCCCCCTTGGAATGCGCAAGGATAATTGATTGCTGTATTGCTTGTTCGGACTGGGGCATGGGGCATGTTAATCACGTCATGCAATAGCCCGATTCACAGCCATCCTGCTCGTCAATCCATTCAAGCGATAAGCCCAACTGATTTGGTATTGCGCGATCTAGTGGCAACGATCTTGACGCGCCGCGCCCACTTAGATAAATTGCGTCTTTGCCCATGCCAGCTCTTTTTGTATTTAGGAACTGCTCAAGTTTTACGGAAGCATCAAACAATTGCGGCTGGTTTTGCCTCATTGTTGTCCAGCCATCCGTAGTTTTGTAAGGGCAGAACCAGCAGGCGGATTTTGGCGGTTGAGGTAAGCCAGCAGCAGCAACAATTTTTAAGCAATCCGATCGGCTATAACCTAATTCAATAAGCGGATAGGCACTGGCATAGCCGTCGCTTTTGCGGGCTGGCGTGGCGCGGTGCGGCTCGTCTGTGCTGATACCTTTGCCAAGAATGCAGTTAGAAACGTTGCGTTTGATCCATTTTGCGATGGGTTTGATCTTAAATTCAACAGTGCAGTTACGGTTGCCAGGGCTGCCGTTGCTTACGCGAACAGGTATGTCAATCGAACGTATTGGGCGATGCAGTTCTTCATGCAAATCGACTGGAGTTCCATTGCGTCGGAGGCGTTGAATGTCAATCCACTCAATGCCGTGGCCAGTAGCGTAGGGCTTGAGGACATCATTGATATACTTAATCGTATCGGGGCTTTCAGCCTTGTCGCCCACATTTGCAAAGATGAACGTGCGGTAAGGGATAGCGCCATTGGCGGCCAGCACTAAGCAAGCGCTCGACTGAACGCCCCCCCACATGAAAATACATACTGTAGTGGCATGTTAATCACTCACTCAATTTCTCGGAAAAACTTTCAACTATAATCTGCAGGTAAGGCGCCATTGCCTTTAGATCCTCATCCGTGTTTATGATCACAGTTGCTTCTTTCATTGCAGCATTTTTGAGTAAACGCTGCACAGTCATTCGTTTGTATTGTTTAAGGCTATATCCATTGTTAAGACGTAATCCTATTGCGCCTTCGTACACTGTTTCCCCAAGATCAGCGTGTATAAATTGAAAACGCCTTAACAGCAATGCCTGATCTGCATCATCATCATTAGCAATGCTAAAACCTGACCACGCGATGCTGTGGGTCACCTGGCAGCCTTCGTCAACCGTGCGCAATAGACATGATTTGCCCAACCAGGCTTATACCCGCGTTGCCTTTCAATTTGCTGTAACTGCGTCAATGTTCCCGCTCCTGAAGATGCACGCTTGTAAGCGCCAACGTAGGGACTTAATGAGTCTAGGGGAGCCACAATCGAGGTATCCAGCCGCTCCCGGCTCATGGTGCCCCGGTGAATTTCAATGGCGCCAACACGGCTTCTGGATAGCAATACCTGTCCGTCTTCAGGGTTGCTGGCGACATAGAACAAGCCTGGCTCAACCGTTGTAGAAACCTGATCGCCAGGGCGCAAACCTTTTGGTGCCAGTGCAGTCAATTCACCAGCAACAGTTGCAATATCATCAACTGATTTAACGGGGAATTCGGTGCCGCATTCGGTGCAGGCTGTTACGCCAACAGGGTTAGCGGCATAGCAAACCTTACACATCCGAACACCTGGAGCATCCTTAGCCCGTTTAGCTTTACCCTCCAAGCTCCATTCACGCTTATCAGTCGGCAAGCCCAACCGGAGCGCATTGCCAACAAAATCCAATATCACCGCCTTGCTGCCATCGGGTTTCGGGCGCAATACCCTTCCGCATTGCTGCAGCCACAAAGCAATAGATTGCGTCGGGCGCAGCATCAGGCCGCCGGATACGGATGGCACATCAACTCCTTCCGAAATGAGTTCGCATTGACATAAGACTTTTAACGCTCCGCTGGTTAATTCGGCAAACAACAAATCCTGTACGACTTTATCGGTTTTGCCAGTAATCGCAGCAGCGGCAATCCCTGCTTCGTTAAAGCTGGCTGCAACATTTTCGGCGTGAGCAACCGTACAGCAGTTGGCAATTGCAGTTTTGCCGTCTAGGTGTTTGCGATAAGCAGCAACTACATCGCCCATGATTGCGGGCTTGTCGAGAGCTTCAGCGGAGTTTTCTGGCGCATAATCACCAGCGCGGACTTTTAGGCCATCGGTGATCTTGGTTGGCCAGGAATAAACTACAGACGGGGCTAGGAAACCGTTATCAGTAAGCCACTTTGCATCGGGGCCTAGCACAATTTCGCGCATGTAACCGCCTTTGCCTTCTCCTAAACCTTTGCCGTCTAGGCGTTCTGGAGTTGCTGTAAAGCCAATGAGGTACGCATCGGGGAACGCTTCAATAACTTTGCCCCATTTGTTACCGCTGCTTAAATGATGCGCTTCATCAACGATGATCAGATCGGGTGCAGCGTATTGATCTAGCCTGCGGACCACCGTATCAACGCTGCCGACTTGTACTGTGTGACTGGTTTGAGGTTTACCGGATTGTATGATGCCATGCTCGATGTTCCATCTGGCTACGGTTTCGCTGAGTTGTTGAATCAGCTTGCGGCGATGGGCGAGAATCCAAACGGTTCTGCTTTTAGCGGCAGCATCGGCAGCAATGGAAGACAGGATTGCGGACTTGCCGCCGCCGGTTGGCAGTACAACGCATATCCGTCGCGTTTTAGCTGTGGCGCTGCGAGCTTTTGCTTTTAGGGTTTGTTGGTAGGGGCGAAGTTTAATCACTTCCACCTCTCACGACCAGCCAAAATCGCATCAATCTTCAGATGTAACTCGCCTACGGTGGTGTCGTTTGTTATTTCATGGTCAACCGCAACCGTATCTAATGCACCCTCGGAAGCGTGAACGCTAGTGATCACGGCGGATTGGCGAGTAATGCGCCAGACTTGAGCACCAGGGATGGTTTTAACAGCTTTATATTCATTCGGAAAACGGCAATCATCGGCAACCGAATACCTATTTTTTGCTGCCATTATTTCCCACGCTTCGACCCATATTCGATCGTGTACTAATTTGCGGCCCCAGTCCGTTCCTAGGAGCTGCATTAAGCGGCGTGGTGTTGGTGTGCCAGGGATTTCAAGGATTGGTGTTTCCTTGCCTTCTGACAACAGAAAAGCAATTTCTTTGGCCGAAATACGAAACGACTCCAGCAATGCCGCCATCATCATCCTTAACGGCTTGGCAAATGGTGTGATTTGATAGCCGTATTTAATGGCTAGGTATGTGGCGACGGTTGTTTTGCCGCTAGCCATTCGCGGCGCTATTAGGGCTATAACTGGGGGTAGGTAGTTCATGCAGCGTGCTTGAGTTTTACTAGGTTGCCACTGTACCCAGCCTGGTACAGCGATCCCGGTCGGCGGAGCATCAAACCTTCGCCTTCCCGATCGTGAACCTGCTGGAGTGCAGCAAGCATTGAATCAACCGATTCAACCTTGCTGTAAGGCGCCCATTCAATTCGGTCAAAATCGGCTTCTTCGACAGCACAGCGGGCCTGCTTAATGCGGCATTCCCATGTGTACTGGCTGTTACTAGGAGCATCAAACGCAATGATCCGCATGGTCGGCGTAATGTGCTGCGGACCAAACCGAATAGCACTGGCGCAACGGCGTTCGCCGTCAACGCCATCGTACAACTCGCAGTCAAGCGCAATGTCAGGCATGGACTCGTACCAATCGGGAGGTAGCTGAACCTCTCGGCCTTGGCGGCTCCATGCGTGGCGGCCATCCCAGTAGAGACGGACACCACGGTATTTTTCCTGTTGCCAGTAGCCGACGTACTGGCGGAGATCGTCTAAGTCGGCGTCAATGCCGTGAGCCAGGTCAATCATTGGCGCAGCGCAGTGTTCAGCGTAGGTCGCCTTGCAGGCGATACGGCAATCATAGGGTATGGGTTCCCAAGCGTCAACCCTTAGCAAGTTCCATTAAACGTTTTGCCTCGTCGTAACCCAAGCGTTCGGCTACGAGGATGTAAAACTTTTCTTCTACAGCAACTCCACGCAAACGCTTTTCAATCAAGCAGGCTTGGCGGTACGTTTTCCAGATGTTCCGTTTATGGCGCACATGGATGCGATTTTCGTCGGACTCAGGAAGTGCATCGTGATCCTCTTGCAAGCACTTTGCAGTCACCTCGCACTCTGCGACAAGGCGATTTAGATCGGAATCGGAAAGATCAGGCAGTTCGTCAACAAACACGCCCCTTCCAAGGACTTCAGATCCCAGGACTAGGTTGTTGCGTCGGACATATTCAAGTGACATTGATTGTGGCGCGGGAGGCGTATTTGAATCATAGCATAAAGCCCTGCTGGGCTGATAGCAACCCAGCAGGGCATAGATCCGCAGGACGGAAATCAGGCGGTGGGCTCCGTGGGCTCCGTGGGCTCCATCTTCACAGAGTCAAGGATGGCGAGGATGGCGGAGTCCTCCTCGGCATCGGCGTCAACCAGGCTTTGCAGCTCGGTGACCTGGGCAGCGGCGGCATCGGCATCTTGACGAGCAAGAGCAGCGTCCTCCTTGGCGGCGGCAATTTCAGCCTCGTCGGCGGCATCGTCAGCAAGAGCGGCGGCCAATTCTTCTTTGACGGTAGCGAGTTCAGCTTTCAGAGCGGCTTCGCCGGACTGGAAATACTCGATGACGGACTGGATACGGGCAACAAGAGCGGACATGGTTTTGGTAAGCGAAAGAATTGAGCGTTGGAGTCCCTTAAGGAACTCGTAAAATGCGAAGTCCATTACGGGGTCTAGAGCAATGCGTGGGTGCATTGCCTACAAAGTCTAGTGATCAGGCGTGGCTGACAATCGCGGCAAATAAAGCCGTGAAAAACAAAACAAGCAACCAATCGCCTGGTTCGACGTTTCTGGTCAGGAATTTGATCATGGCTTTTTTAGCAAGGTAAAAACACCTTTAGCGATAGATGTTGGTCTGGCGCTTAATTCGATCTGTAGCACTTCAGTTTGCTTGCCTGCGTCGTTTTCAACGACCCATGTAGGGAACTTGACTCCAGCCTCAGTGAGGCGAATCACAGGTTCAATCAATTTGACGCGATAGGCCGGAAGCGCAGGACGCACAAAAGCAATGTCGCCGGGGCTAAAGCGCCACGGGGGCTGGGGGGATGGCATTGGATGTGGTGGGGTGGGTGCCCGGTTGGGGGCTTGCGGAGACAGTAGCATCTAAGGCTTGCGCTTGCAACCGCATACGCCTATGGTCCCCAGGTTGCTCCCCTCAAACCCCATGTATCCGTTCACCATGAGGCTTTCGCCGCGCCTGCTCCAGTGGATCGACTCGCAGCGAGAGGAGGAGGAGTCCCGTTCGTCGGTGGTTCGCAGGGCGCTGATCGCTGCTATGAACCGGGCCGAGAAGGGTAGTGAGGGTGCCGGTGCTGAGTGATGACGCCCGCAAGCTCGCTAACGGTAAATGGTTTGAACTTTTAACAAAACTAGGCGGTATTGATCCTGATTTTCTACAGGACAAACATGGTCCGTGTCCAATTTGCGGTGGTCAGGATCGGTGGCGTTGGGATGACCGTGAAGGTGACGGTGGTGGATTTTGTAATAAATGTGGCGGTAAGCAGGAGGCTGGAGGCGCCATTAGCGGATTTGATCTGCTGATGCGTTCCAAGGGTTGGGAATTTAAAGAAGCGGCGAGTGAAGTGAAGCGTTTTCTTGGTGGTGAGGTGGCCGACTTAAAACAAACAACCAAACGCGGCAAACCAGCGCGAATCCCCGAAAAACCTCCATTCGCAGCGGATGCTCCGAGACTCGGGAAGGCGGTTGCGCAGTGGTGCTACACCGACATAAACGGCGATCAGCTATATTGGATTCAGCGGTTTGAAGATGAATCCAAGCTAGACAAACGCGGCAAACCGAAGAAAACACTGGTGCATCGCACCTGGCTTGACGACAAATGGCATTTCCCCAAGCGCAATGATGCCTTTACATCTGAATGGCCATCACCTAGACCACTACTTGGCCAGCACGAATTAAAGCGCAGACCGGAAGCGCCTGTTTTGGTTGTCGAGGGTGAAACAACTTACGATGCAGCTTGCTTACTGTTTCCAAGGCATGTTGTTATCTCATGGTCAAACGGTTCCAAGGCTGTTGGCCATGCTGATTGGTCGCCGCTGGTTGGCCGAGATGTAATAATCTGGCCCGACAACGATCAAGACGGTGAGCAATGCGCCATTAAGCTCACGGGAATTTTGCGTGGCATTGGCGTTGCGTCTGTGCTTGCGGTCGCGCCGCCCGAGGCTGCTCCGCAGGGCTGGGATCTGGCCGACGCCGAAACCTGGATCGAAAGTGATGCAGCGGCTTACTTGGAGTTGCATGTTTACGACCCTGAGTTGCAGGACAGCGGAGACACCGGAGGCGACGGCGACGGCGATGACCCGGTGCAGCCAACACCTAGCAGCAGCAGCCCCGAACCTGCGCCATACGTCATGTTGGGTTTCAGTGGTGATGATTACTACTACCAACCCAAGGGCAGCGGTCAGGTAACGCGGATCACTCGCGGGGGGCATACGTCAACCAACTTGTATGGTATTGCACCTATTGAATACTGGCGCAATACCTATCCAAGGTTCAATAAAAACGGTGATTTCACTGGCATCGACTGGCAGCAGTGTTACAGCGATTTGCTTGCTGAGCAGCATAAAGTCGGATGCTACGACCCGTCTCGCATTCGTGGTGTTGGCGCATGGTGGGACGAAGGCCGCACCGTGTTCCACTTAGGCGACCGTTTGATTGTTGATGGCGTTAAATATCCCATCAAGGAACCGCATCAAAGTGATTACATCTATCAGCGGTTGCCGAAGCGTGAGGGGCCGGGTGCGGCGGAACCGCTTACGGATCAGGAGGGGGCGAACCTGCTTTCGATAGCAGAGCAATTTCATTGGGAAACGCCAGCGTCGGGAATGCTATTGGCTGGCTGGGTTGCACTCGCGCCGATCTGCGGTGCTTTGGAGTGGCGACCGCATATTTGGATTAGTGCAGTTTCCGGTTCTGGCAAGACAACTGTTTTCAATGAGTACATTACGCCATTGATTACTGATGTCGTCCTGAAAGTCAAGGGAAATACAACGGAAGCAGGAATCCGGCAGCGATTGAAATCGGATGCTTTGCCGGTGATGTTTGATGAAGCGGAGTCCAATGAGAAGGCCGATATAACACGCATTCAATCAGTTCTTTCGCTTGCTCGCGTTGCGTCATCCGAGGGTGATGGCGACACCCTAAAGGGTTCCGCGTCGTCGGAGGCCATCATGTTTAATGTGCGATCAATGTTTGTCCTATCAAGCGTTAATACAGCATTGAAGCAGGGTGCGGATCGGAATAGGTTTTCCCTATTGATGCTGCGCACACCAGACGGCTTGACCGCTGAAGACAAGGCTGCTCACTGGAAAGCCCTTGAATCTGATTTGGCGCGCCACATAACTAAAGACACCGGAAAGCGTTTACTGGCGCGGATGATCAATCTAATTCCAATGATTCGTGCAGCCGCCGAAGTGTTTTCCAGTGTTGCAGCAGTTGAGTTTAACAGTGCCCGCACTGGTGATCAGGTTGGAACCTTGCTTGCCGGTGCGTGGGCGCTGCAATCGGCGGTGGCGCCAACAACGGAGCAGGCCCTGGCCATGATCCGCTGCGCCAATTGGGACCGGCACGGTGGGCAACCTGATGAAGCTGGTGGCGATCAGGGCGACTGTCTCCAGGTCATCCTGCAGACGCGTCTCAGGGTAGAGGTGGAGCAGTTTGACAAGTTTGGCGGAGGCCACGTAACCAGCGTCAACCGCACCGTTGCGGAGCTGATCGAGGTGGTCGAAGGCGGACCAGATGCTGGTGGGATCGTGACCATCGGCGCCGCCGAGGCCGAGCTTGGACGCAATGGACTCAAGATTGACAAGCAGTTTTTGGTCGTTTCCAACGTCGCAAAAGGCATTAAAGCGATGCTTAGGGACACGCAATGGCACGCCGGAGGGTGGCCGAATCTGCTCGCTTCGCTCCAAGGTGCCAAGCGTTACGGGGTGACGCGGTTCAAGGGGTTGGCGAGCACCACAAGGGCGGTTGGAATCCCGTTATCCCTTCTGGCGCAAGGGGAGTCAGCGATTCAGGAGCCTGTTACGGTCGATCCCGCTGCTTGATTTTGTTACGGTGGCGTAACAGCCGAGATCCCTTGCTATGACTGGTTTGTTACGGTCGTTACGGGTGTTACGGTGGATAGAGAGGTAGCCCCATAGAGACAAGGAGAGACGCAGAGGCGGTGATACGTTTTTGGAAAAACCTCTCTATCTATCTATCTATATCCTTAAACGTAACGTAACAACGTAACAACCGTGTCGTACCAAGGGGTTTCGGATGTTACGCCTCTGTTACGGTGCCAGTTAGGCGTAACAGGCCCAACTGT